TTACCTTTGCCATTGGCGCTGCGTTCTTTGCCATTTGACTTTCCATCATTTGCTGTTGCATTTGTTGTGCTTGTGCTTGTTGTGCTGCTCGCTCTTCTCTTATTTGTTGAACTTGTTGGTCAGATTTAATGACTTTTGCTGGTAAACCTAAAGTTCTAATTAACTGTTTAATTAATCCGTTCTCATCAATAAAATCCATCACTGGTAGCATTTGCGACATAGAACCAAATATCTCTACACCACGCATTAATGATTGTAGTTCTTGTGACCTTTGTGCTACCGCCATCGGTGATACATATTCAATATCAACTTCCTGATTGACTAAAATTTCAGGCGCTGGAAGGAATAAATTATTTCTCACCATAATATTAAATACTCTAACAATAAGCGGTTGGAGCAATTCAGATTGTAGTCTTCCAAGAACAGGACCTAAAATTTTCATCTTCTCTTCGTTACGGCTCATAACTTCCGTTGCAGTCATGTTTCTATTTTCTGTCACTAAAAGTTGGTCCACATGAAACATACGACCAATTGCTTCTCTTCTTTGATTTTCTGAATTTAAAGTAACTGATGTTGCTTGACCAATTTGTAATGGTTCAATTCTATCTCTGCTGCCGCTTCTATAATAATTTAAACTACCTGGTGACATTCTAATTGGATTAAGCATACTGTCATCTGGTACTAAAAGTGGTGGGTCAATCTGCTTAGCTGCTGCCTTCAATGCGTTCTCAACCATTTTGTTTAAAACTTTAATGTCAGGCAAAGCGTTCATAGCTGGTGAACGACCGTAAATTTCTGTCGATGCTTTTAAATATCTTGGCACCACATAACTTAATTCTCTAAATCCACCGATAGAAATAATGTGACCAGACTTAAATTCAAAGTATATACTTTCAAATGGCATATTACTTTTATCAATTTTATTTTGGTCAAAATCTTTTCTAGGTCTTACAACATGTACAAATTCCATTTCATCAAATGGATTTTTCTTTGCAGTGTTTAAAACTTCTTTTGATAAATTTTCTACACCAAACTTTGTCACCGCAGCTTGAGCGGACATTTTAAATTTTCTATAAACCGTATCGACAAAACCTTTATCGTTTTCTTGAATATAAAGTTCTTTTATATGTCTAGCAGAGAAACGAAGTATATCGTCTTTATCCTCTTCGATTAAAACGCATGCTGTACCAAATGCAATTAAATCATGGTAACTTTCAAATATTTCTTGTTGAAAATTAGAACGAGCAAAAGCAACATACATACGCTCTGTTGCATCTTCCAACCATTCTCTTGCCTCATCATTTTCATTTAATTCTGTATCTTTGTATCTCAGAGAGAACCATCTGTTTGCGGAAGAGGTCAGCATACCATGTAAAGAAGCTGCTAATAACTCTAAGGCGTGAATAGCCGTTGCATCAAATATTTGTACGTTACGTTTGTCGCCTCGTTGCCTCTCTTTTGTTATTTCAGCTTTTCTTGGTAACACCAGGTCAGAGACTTCTTGCCAATGGCTCTCCCATGTTGACCTTAATTCTTGTAACCTTGATAAGTTATCTTTTAGAGAAGATGATAGCTGTCTTAATTCTTGTGATTGCATATTACATTTCGTTTAAAGATTTAGTTAATAGCGTTCTAAAACTTTTTCTTTTTTGGTTTTTGCTTTTTTCGTTTGCGCTCTCAAACTTATATTCAGGCTTAATAGGTTCCATTTGTGCCATCACTTTTGGCTGCTGCATTGATTTTGCAGACTTCTTATAAGGACCACCCATGACTAACCTAATAATGTTTTACGACCTAATTTTGGACTACCGCTTACACCAGTAATTGAAGTTAAAACCGTATCTCGTCTGCCTCTTCTTTTTACACTAGCTGCCTCATCTTTTTCAGCTTGTGCAGCATCAACAGTCGCTTTCTCATCAGCTATTCTTTTCTCTTCTCTAGCTTTTGCCTCTGCTTCTCTTTTTGCTTTTGCTTCAGCCTCTGCTTTTTTTCGAGCTGCCTCTGCTCTTCTTTTAAGCTCAGCTTGCGAAGGACCTTTAGGTTTTTTTTTTTTTTTTTTTTTTGGTATTGGTGAACCGCCCATAATTATTTACCTTTCTTTCTTGTTAAGATTGTTTCTTTTTTCTCAGCTGCTTCTTGTTCTGCATAAAAAGAAATTGTGTTTGGTGGCAATGGATAAGGTTTTTTTCTTGGTAAAGCGTAATGACTTTCATCTGCAACAGATTTGTAATGCCTATGTAAGTAATCTAACTTAGTTTCTCTCTTTTTTGTCTCAGCCATCTAACCTCCTAATAAAGTTTTCTTATTCAAATCTTCTTCAGGAACTGCAGATAGTCCTGTGCCAGTTAAAATTGTTGAACGTCTGCCTTTACGCTTTAATTCAATATCTTTTAACTTATTGTCTTCTTCTTCAATTCTTTCTGCATCGTCTGCCTCAGGAACCTTTTCAGGTTCTGGCATCACCAACGGTGGTGGTGCTGGCATCTTCGGTGAAAATATACTTCCCATTATAATACCTCGTAGTTTGTTTCGTGTTGTTGTTGTCTAGTTGCCGCCATTGGATTAAAATTTTTAATTCCAACCGCTAGTGTTCGAAACGCATCGCACGCATGGCTTGACCATGAGTGAACAGGTTTCGTGTTATATATTCTTTGTGCTTCGTTATATTTACGATGATAATGTCTAAGCGCATCAATGAACTTGGTACAATTATCAACGTCAATGTAACATCTTGGAAGCAGCATCTTTGCTGAGTGTATTCCATCTTCCAAACCAATTTTTGGAACGACACGGAATTTAATACCAAGCTGATATGCAACTTCTCGCCTGGTTCTCCCAGTTGAAAATTCTGTAACTTCTATATCGTGAGGTGCGTAATGATTATCGTAAACATAATCTTTTTCTTTCAGCACCTGAACATAATGTGGCAATGCTTCATTTTTATTTTCATAGTAATCTATGATGTGAATTGCATGTCCTAAATTTTGAAAAAAAATAATACTGTTATGGTCATTGTATCCAAGGTCCCAGGAAGTGCTAACGGCAAATGCTGGGTCGTAAGGTATTCTCGCAATTTGTCTTTTGTCTTCCAACGAAGATAGTATTTCACCATAAATTGAACCTTGAATATTTCCAATAAAAGAACTTTCATACTCTTGTTGGAATTTAGAATGACCCATAATCTTGAGTGCATTATCTAATTCTTCTTGGTCTATCAGTTTGGTCTCGGAAGCTTTCGCAACATGGAGAAACCATTTGTCGTCTGATTGTGCCTTTTGGTAATAGTCATAAAATAAATTTCCCATACCTTTAGGTGTACCGACCACATATAAAAAACCTTTTCTGTCTGAGAGCGCTGGCGTAATGACTTCATCAATCACACTTGGCTTAACTTGCGCAGCCTCATCAATCACCGCTCCATCAAGATAGATACCTCTGATGCTATCTGGGTTCTCCGATGATAACAGCATAATCCTTGCACCATTTGGAAAATCACATCTTAGTTCAGTCTCATTAAATTTTGTGCCAGGTATTTTTCCAGCAAACTGTTTAATGTAATCCCAACTTATTCGCTTTGCTTGCGCATAGGTACTGGCAAGATAAGCATAACGTGGTTGGTGGTTTCTTGATGTCATCGCACACTTAATTAGGTGGTTTATCAGCATGACTGATTTACCCCATCTACGATGGCAACATAAAACGGCGTATCTATATTTATCTAACTCCTGGTGAACAAAGGCTTGTTGTTTCCTTGGAGTATAAGGAATAACGACTTTCATTAGTGAAAACTAGGTGGTTCGTCCTGATTGGTATAACTCATCTTAATCTTGGCAAATACAAAGTTTGCAAACTCTTTCAGGTCTTCTTCTTCTTGAAATCCTGTAAAGCACATGACTAATTCTTTACCGTATGTCGTAAAGGTGACTGCGTTTACTTCTTTGAACTTGTCTTTGAGTTTGTCTGAGTTTTTCATCGGTATAATATACGTATAAAGCCTCTCGCCAGATTTTGAGGTATTGGCTTTTTTACGAGTTTGTATTTGTTTTTCGGTACATTTTTGATGGTCAATTGCTTGTTAGGCAGCAGCTCTAACTAATAATATCAATATAAATTCCAGGAATGATGCAGTTGTGATGCAATAATAAATATTCCGAACTCCATGACGCATAGGTCAAGCGTCTCAATGTTGCTGCTACGGAACTATTTCCCCATCAATTGTTTTAGGTTCAGTTCCAGTCTTCCAAGTAATCTCAATCTTATTATCAACTTCAACACTCTGCTTGTCTCCGTAGATGCTTGGCAAGAGTTTAGAGCTTAACCATCTATAATGGTTGAGCTTCTCTCGGACTACCATAATATTTTTATTATCAGCGTTATCCAATTCAGTAATCATCTTGTCTAACAATGTTTGCGCTCCAGCCTGTCTGGCTGTCGCTATCTTGTCAGCGTAATCTTTATGCTTAGCAAGGTAACGATAGAATGTTGCAAGCGAAGGTTTATCTTTAGCTTGGCAAATCTTAGTGAGTGGAGTTCCTAACATCAATTCTTGAATGATGTTATCTTTTGTCTCTTCGCTGATTGTTAATGCTCTCATGGTCTCTGAACTGTTTTAAATTTTTTAATGATTTTAGTTTTCCTTCAGGTGTTTTACTTCCTGTTGAACGTCCACCATGGTTCTTGCATCTGATGTTTCCGTTCTTACAAAGTATTCCAACTCCGTTACAAGGAACCGTATAATTACTTTGCCTAGTGTAACTCATACACTGTAGTTTAAATCTCTTACTCATAGCTAATCTGTTGGAAGAAAAAAAACTGTAAAAAAAAGAATAACAAAATATTTTAACTACTCAGTTTTAATTACAACAGTTAAATTTTACAGCTGGTCGCTTAATTGTCAACTGGTTGGGATTATATAATATTTAATTTAAAAAATTATTTGATGATATTCGTTTTAACTAAATAATCTGTCGTATTTGTCAACGTTGTTTTTTATTTTGTTAGCTAACTTCTCTAGGATTGTCTCATACCTTTGTTTGATTGTTACACGGTGATAGCCAAACATTTTACCAAGCTTGGTCCAGGCAAATCGGTTAGCACGCAGCCATAAAAGTTTACGAGCATCAATAGGATTGTCGTAGATGTTTTCATCTATTTCTAAAAGTAAATCAATTGCCATGTCATACCTGGTCATCTGTTTAGGACTTGCACGTAAATTTAATTTAGGTTTATCGTGATAACCCCACTCTGATTTATCATAATAAGTTTCCAGCAGCTTATACATTGTAGGACATCTGTTGTTATTTGGTTTAGCAATAAAACGCTCGCAATACGCAGCGTCATACAATATGCTTTCAATTTCTTTTTCTAATTTTATTTTTTCTTCAATTATTCTGACAAGGCTTTTTTGCATTTATTTAAAATCCATGGATATTTGACATCGCTGTCTTTGAGTTGAACCAATTCAGAGTTTGGCAAACTGGTTAATTTTTCTTCTAATTGATACTGGTCCAGGTCAGACCATTTGTAGTTATTTTGAACCTTTGGCTGCACGTGTTCTTTCAATGACCTCCAGCCTCTGCTTGTGTTGTATCTGCTAAATCCCAGGCTCTGAATAAAGGCTATGTGCCTTGGCATATCGAATTTAAGAAACTTTCCTGTATCAGTAATAGATATGAGCTTTAATCCTTCCACTTCAATTTTGCTCATTTTCTGAAGACTTTCCTGGACTTGCTGCATGGTAAGTGAGAGTTTTCCAGCAATATTCACCAGTCTAATAAAGGATTTAAGCGTAGAAGCGTTGAATTGCTCGCATAAATAGCTATAAATTCGCCAATCTGTATGGCTAATAGTAAGTAAATTCAGGACTTTTGGGTCAGAAATATAGAATTTAGCCATATTTGCGAGTTACCGAACCCACCTTAATTGTCAAATA